TTGTCCTTTCCTTTACGTGATTGCGACTCTGTGCCCGCCTGCCAGTGCCGCGGGTTCGACTATAAACCAGAAATTGGCTGAGAACATCGGCCGTGTGTTGTCATCTTGCCCCAGATAAGCAATATCGCCGATCTGGTTGCAAGAGCGGAAGGTATCTCCTTGGAGAACAGTGGTGTCCATACCTAGGAGACGATTGACAATTGCCTCAAGCTTATCGCGGGCAGCTTGATAGCCATTCTTTGCGCCTCTCGTCATTACCTGTACTGAAGGCATGTTCAAGAGGAGATGTGGATAAGGAGGCCGTCCGCCAGTGGCGTTCACCAGGATTACTGTGTCCAAGATTGAGGGGAAGGCACCAATGTAGACGCCCCATTCCGTAGTAGCCCCGAAGACACCTAGAGCAGGCGACGTAATGATGACATCTTTCACGCTGATGGCTGGATCTTTCACTTATCTTCCTCCCAGAGCCATTGCGTAATCGACCGCTAGCGAGGAGAGGAAGGAGTCCATCTCCTCTTCTAGGGCAGACTGGAGATACTTCGCACGAGTTGGCGGCTGGTGGTTAAGCCACACATACTCGTGTACTAGAGCCGCGTACCACGCCTCCGAGTTACCGTAGGTGATTGAGCCCTCAGGCTCGTACGCAGAACCCATAGCACCGTGGACTTCAAGTTCGCCGGAAGCCTTTAGGGCTCCAGTTTTGTGAGGTACATACTCCTGACTCTTGTCGAAGACAGGCTCGAGTGCATTGCGGAGCGCCTCAGGGGTTACCCCCTTGAGGTGCTTGATCAAGTCGGCGTAGTTCTTAATGACCTCAGCCATCGATTCTCGGGCCTCCATCATCGAACTCCGGCGGAAATATGCGTGTGACCCGGTACGAGTACGACCGGGGAGTCGAGGCTTAAAGTCAGCAACGAAGGCTCGATTGGCCATTAGAGCACCGCCGTCCGAACTGCGTCGAGGCTACGAAGGTCGGGAGTCTTGTCGTAGCGCTGGATCTTGAGGGCACCGGCAAGAACTGTTGGATTCGCAGAAGCGACATTATTGCCCTGACAGAGGTAATCGCCTACTGCAACATCTTGGTTCACGAAGACAACAGCTTTGCTGATCAATTCCCGGCGATCCAGAGTACCATAGAAGGTCTCCTGACGATCTTCCCATCTCCCATCGATCAATTGGGGAGCCGCAAAAGCGTCACCGCCGAAGCCGTCCCCTCCAGTGACCCGCCACCAGGTGAGTTTGTGCGGGAGACGACCGGTGAGGATACCCATATCACGCCAGATCGGAATCCGAGCTTAAGTCAGGTGATCCGATCACAGTGAATTCGGCTTGAAGCATCGGATTCGTTGCACTCGCCGACATAGCTGCGAGCTTTCCTGACTTATCTAGGAGGAGAGCCTGTTGCCCGAAGCGAGTTGAAGAGAACCCGCCCTTGTAGATATCGTGGTATCGCTCCGTTGCTTCACCGATTTGAACGGTAGCCAACGGCCCTTTCTCCCATGCTAGCGTCGCGAAGTGCGCCGAAAGGAAGAGCTCGATGCTCTTAAGTGTGGCCTCCGTCATCCCCTGCCCTACTAGATTCTCGTCGACTAGAGTAGCGGAGACGGGAATAGCAGCAGCGATCGCTGGAACTGCCTCATTCGGCAGTCCTGCGATGTCGCGTACTTCCGACTGTGCTACTCTAGCCATCGAGACTCCCGGTTACTTGACCAGAGGCTTCACCGCTCCGGCCACGGCAGGTTTCGCTGTCGCTACCGCTACTGCCGGCTTGTCGGTCTTGTCGGGTTCGTCATCTTCGATGACGGGGATGAACTTGTTCGGGAACTTGGCGGCTTCGCTCGCCGTCATTTCGAGGGTTTCCCCCTGGGCGAAGGTCTTCTCCGATCCATCCGCCTGACGCTGGTGATGCTTGCCTGCTGCGACCTTGAATTTTGCCATGACTGATCTCCTGTCGTGTTGACTGCGAAACAAATGGTGGGAGAGATTAGTCTCCCACCATTCCGTAGCTTCTCGCCCGTTGCGCTCCTGGTTTCAGGTCGCTTACGTGTAGTGCACCACCCCGCTCTGGCCCGACTGATCGGCCTTGATGCGAGGTGCGCCGATCATCATGACCTTGAAGTGGATCATCATGCCGCCGTGCGACTCCCACATCACGGTCGTGGGCTGCAAGCCGTCCAGCCAGTCGACGACATCCGTCGACATCTGCACCATCAGCACTTCCGCGCCGGTGGCAATTTGGCTTGTTGGCCGGATCGCAGCGATCTCCGGGACTTCCAGCAGTCGCGAGATGATCGACTTGTCGCTGGCCGCCTTGAAGTCGCCGAGCAGGCGAACGTAAGACGCGACACTGACGTACACGATGTACGGCCCGAACATGTTGTCGGTCACCGCCTTGGCGATCATCGCCATCAGGTCGGCGAGAATCACCTCGCCGGTGGTCGTGCCGAGATCCCAGTCCGTCGTCGTTGAGCCCGTGTTACGGGAGGGATGGTTCTTGTAGCCGTAGATCGTTCCGCCACCGGCTACGACGCTGGCGCCGTTGAACAACATGCCCTCCGCGGAATCCGCGACTTTTCTGGCCGCGATTCCCGCCATCGTGGTGTCGACGGGTTGACCCATCCGACGTCCCGACTCGAGGTTCCGCAAGGACAACTGGAAGTCCTTGTGGATGATCGGCAGTGGCGTGTTCACCTGGCTGAACAGCACCCGGTCACGCTCGCCTTCCGGCAGACCCGTCATGTTGATATCGGCCGCCGTCATGTCGCTCGACGTCTCGTGTTGGACGACCGTAGTGCCCATCGCGTTTGCGATCGGCATACGGAGGTTGCGAGACATCAGATCGCCAACGGCAACGAGCCGCGGACGAGCGATCTCGATCACGGTACGATCGAACAACAGCCACTCCTCCTTGCGGAGTACATCGTTGGTGCGGAGAGCGTTGATGTTGAGCCCGTTCGCCATCAGCCTCGCGGCGACGGAGCCCGGTGCGTACTGACCGCCCTGCACCAGTCCTTCGACTTGGTTCGGATTCATGAGGTTCCTTTCCTTCCTTTCCTGGTTGAACTGGGACCTAGACGGTCTCGACTTTGATGCGAACCGGCGTGCCACCGGCGGAGTTGTCCACGGCTTCGAGCGCACGCGCCACGACTCGGCGCAGATTGCCCACGGTTACCGCGCCGGCAGTGACTTTCTTCAGCGTGCCATCGCCGTTGCTCACCAGCTCATCACCGATGACAACGGCGAGTGCGGAGCCGGGGAGTAGTGCGTTGATCTCTCCGCCGGCCAACGGAATGACGGCCTGGACTTGCTCGGTCGCCACATAGGCGGACGAGAGATCCTTGCCGACGAAGTCCTTCTCGAGAGCGAACATCGCATACGCGTTGCCTTCCGCCACTGCGTGTACCGCGAACTGATTGGACGTGTTGCGGAAGATCAGGTGTCCCGGGGTGATCCCGGCGGCGGCGGCGGCTTCTTTGACTTGGCCTTCGCCCTTCAGCCAGATGGTATTGCGTGCCATGGTAGTGCCCTTTCAGGGTAGTTAATTGTGCGTCGACTATGTGACGACTATACTGCGCCCCGTTGGGGCTACGCTGCCTGGCGCTGAGGCGCCTGCTGCTTGACTGGAGGCGTCGGGTTCTCCGCGAACATCGGAGTCGCTGGCGTGAAGTCCAGCTGACCTCCGCCATTGATTGCGGCCGCAGCGTTCGTGTTGACGGCTCCACCGGCGGCGCCGGAGAAATCGGCCGGAGGCGGAGCGACGTTCAGCTTTGCCGCCATCTTCTCCAGGTTGTCGAGCGAGAAGACCTTCAGCTCTTCCGCGGACAGACCGATCTTGCCTTCGAGCGCCTTGATCAGGGCCGCAGCGCGATCGGTGTTGCTCTTGATGATACCCTGGAGTTGCTCCTTCACGGTGGGATCGGCCATCTCCATCAGCTCCTGGAGGCTTTTGGCCTTCTTCGGTTCGGCGCTTGCTTGTGGCTGCGCCGCGGGTTGTGCTTCTTGAGGAACCGGAACCACTGGTTGAGCTGCAGGTCCGGCGACTGCAGGAACTTGAGGTTGGGCTGCGTTCGCGGCGGGTTGCGCTGCCGCTCCGTTCGGATTGCTGGTGCTCATGGCTGGGTCTCCTGCGTTGGTGGTGGGTTGAGCGACTGCGATGACGAGTGGAACGTATTTCGTCTCGGGCCTGACTTCAGTGACGTCGGCACTGAGCGAGATCGCACCGCCCTCCGCCACCGAATAGGTACGTTGGTAGGTGTGCCATTCCCATGTGTCCATGTTGAGATGGGCATACACTAGATTCTGTGCGAATACCGCAAGGATCATACAGAAGCCAGTGTCGGTGTAGGCCGCTCCAAGTGCCGCTTCCAGGGCTGTGCGGCGATCGGTGTCGGAGAGCTCGTTGGTCTGGAGACCTGCCGACGTGAAGAAGTTCCTCAAGGCCTTGAGTGTACTGTCCTTGATCTCCTTCACACACTTGTCGCAGTTGAGCGGAGCTGCTGTGGCTGTCGGCTGAACATGATTGACTGCAGCTGCGACTTGTGGAGTGGACGGCGACATGGGGGTATCCTTCGAGTACGAGAACGAGAGATTGTTCCTGGGAGCTCCGCAGCCATCTTCGATGCTGCACGCGCCAACGGAACCCATCGGGAGTAGTGCGAGGTGGTCCGGCACGATGTTGCGCCAGATCGACTTGTACTGCTTGCCTTCGAAGTCGCCCTCGACATGTTCTTCCAGGGCGTATAAACCGGTGGATACTTCGACCGACTCGCCTCTCTCGAGGGCTTCGAGCTCAGCCTTGGGGGCTTTCTCTTTGTCCAGCCACATGTACGTTCGGAGCTTCTTCTTCCCCTTCATACCCGAGCCGAAGAGGTGGCCAATGACTTGGTCTTCCCAGACCTGAGGACTGTTGGCTGAAGTTGGTTCCCCGTTAGCTTGAGGATGACCGTAAACGACCGGACGACCATCCCAGCCCTGCGGGAATATCCCGAATTCACTCGCTAATGCGAGTGCTGGATTGGGAGCGTTGCTTGAGTGGAGGACACCTTCGACGAGCATGACCGTAGGTACAACTAGGTGGTCACGACCGTTCCACTTCTTCACCTGTAGCTCGTCGCTTGACGCCTGAGCCCGTATGAAGATGTGCGCTGTATCTTTGGTAGGACTTCCCATACCTTGATTATATAGGGTTATCGAAAAAGAGTCACCAGGAATTTAGTGGTCTTTTAATGGTCTAAGCTGCATGGCCCGGAGGTACTCCACTCGACCCAACAAAACCATGCCAGTTACATTGATATCCCGGTGGTAGACCTTCGTCCTGTTCCTGGATGGACGGCGTTAATTGCAGATCGTCGACTGTTGTGCCTCCTACCACTTTCCAACGTACTTCCTGTCCGGCTTTGTTGTGCCCAGCGTAAGGTGACCCCTCGAAGAAGATGTAGACTGAGTGCGTACCCTTCGGTCCGCCATTCTTGGTGAACGATTTAGGACAAAGAAACCGGACACCATGTGCTTCCGCAACCACGTTTACATGCTTGAACATGGTTCGCTCCGGCGTTGGCGACCACATGTCAATGGAGCCGTCGGTATCACGGAAGACGTAGAGACCTCTCTCGTCTTTCTCCTGCGACGTTTCCTTTTCGCAGCGCAGGAGTTGTCCATCCAATTCTGCCAGACGCGTCATAGTGGCCCTGGAATCAAGCTGCAAGCCTTGGTCTTGGTCTTGGACGCCCGCTTAACAATCCGCCCGAACACGAAGATCACCCTTCAGCTCTTTCTTGAGGCCTGTTGAACAGGTAGCGAGACAGTGGATACAATATAGGACCCCCTCTACTCCTCCGATGAGCTTGACCGAGACGAATGCACCTGCTATGGTCGGGGATCCAGCAATCATCGCACTGGGGTTGGAATCTACCCCACTGATCACGTCGATTGTAATGAGTGCTGACGTGATTGTCTCGGCTACCGCGAGGAGATCGGTAAAGTCAAATGCAAAGGAATCTTCCTCTTGCAGGGTTTTAGGATCAAACATGTTATGGTCTCCTCACAGTTCGTTCTTTGGATCCGGATACTACACGAGTTGGATCTCCGTCAACTATTCTTCCGCGCTTACCTCCTCTGAGTACGTTACTATTGCTTGCAGGCGGAGACGGAGGCTGTTGGAGGGCAACTATAGTATCACGGGCCTCCGTAACATTTACAGTACCTTTGGCAGATCCCTTGGCGGAGATAGTGCTAGTGTCTGGTGACTCGACTCTGTTTGTGGTACCAAAGATGCGAATCTTACCTGCTATAGCAGGGGAGTCATTGACTTCCGTTTGGACAACCAAGCCAACGTAACGGAGTTTACCCGTAGCGCTTAAGAGATCTGGACTATTAGTCTTAGCTAAGGTGCCATGAGCAATAATCTTCGCCGTAGTTGCGCTTAGATCATTACCTCCCGTGATATTGGCCGTAGCTCGATTGCGAACTTTGCCGGAGGACGCTAGTGAATCGTGAGGCTCAGTGAGAGAGACGGTGCCAATTGCACGGGTCTTACCGCTGGCAGCTGAGGTC